AAATTAAAGAGGTTATGAGGCATCTGGGTACCATAGGGACTGGTAAAAGTAAGATAAGGGGTGATAGTAATTACTATAGCCGCATATCTAAAATGAGAAAGAGGAAGAAATGATAAATAAAGATCCACATGATGGTATTAAAATCAATGTGCCAGGCGTTGGCGATTGCACATACACGGGGGATTAACATGCCGAATATTATTTTACCAAAAGCATATGACCATGAAAAACAGGATTTATGGGAAGCGTGCGGATTTGAAAATAAAGAAGAAACTAAATTATTATTAGATACCGTCGGTAAAACTTTAGATTCATTCACCCACCCATCAATGAAAATAGAGTTCATCGAAAATTTGGATATATCTAACCGCCAAAAAATTGCTTTATCTTATTTTACTTGCGGACTATATGCCTCTACACATATAGATCAGACCCTCAAGGCCGTGACAGCACAGGCTATATCTAAAATAGAAATGCTTAAGAAAGAAATTATCAGGTTAGGTGGTTCCCTTAATCCAAAAGATTTTGGGGTAAAGACCCCTAAAAGAACTCGCCGGGCCTCCCATAGTAAAAATTAATATGTCCTATAAAATTAGAATAATCCGCTCATGTTATGGTAATTTTAAATGGGAACTATTGAACGGGGCAGGGTTGACGATAGCAGAATCACCTAATATGTTTACCTCGAAATATGCTGTCAATAAGATGGTAAATAAATTGTCTAATAAACTTCAATGCAATGTTGAATTCTTTGATCTTGAAAAAGATTTTATAGAATAGATTTTACAATACTATTTTTTTGTGGTATTGGTTAATCATGAGTAATAATCTTACCCCAAAACAAGCTCTATTCGTTATTGAGTATTTAAAAGATATGAATGGTGCTAAAGCAGCAATTCGTGCGGGATATTCACAGGATTCTGCAAAGGAAATAGCATCAGAAAACTTAACGAAACTTAACATAAGAGCCGCGATCGATGAGCAAATGGAAGCGCGTGCCCGTCGGACATTAATTACTGCCGATAAAATTTTAGCAGACATGGATCGCGTTGCTCAAAGATGTATGACCAACGAGCCGGTGATGGTGTTTGATAAATATAAAAAGAGATGGATGCCGCTCATGAAGGAAGTTATAAATGAGGATGGCACTACTACTAAAGAATATGTCTACCAATTCGATTCCGCCGGTGCCAATAAAGCCCTGGAAAATCTTGCCCGTAACCAGAAATTATTAACTGACCGCAATGAGGTCGGTAATTTAGACGGTACTAATTTCGAACCTATAGCTGTCACGGAAGTATTCGTTGATTCCCCAGAAGCAGCTAAAGAAATATTAAAAGATAAAGATGCCAAAGACACTGAACGTATTTTACCCGAAAGCATTCCATCCGCTAGCCCGGAAGAAGGCCAGGTACAAAACAGCTAAAGGCGGCCGCGGCAGTGCTAAATCAGAAAGTTTCGCACGGTTATCAATACGCAGAAGTTTGACTGAAAAGAATTTAAGATTTTTGTGTTGCCGTGAATTGCAGAATTCATTACGTGAGTCCGTCCATAAAACTATTGTCGATACAATTGAATTTATGAGCGTTGAACACGATATGAACCTGCATAAAAGATTTAAGGTAACAGATAGGTATATACGTAGCCATACCGGGTGTGAGTACATATTTGCGGGACTTCGTAATAATTACAATGAAATAAAATCTATCAAGGGTATAAATGTTGCATGGATTGAAGAGGGGGAGGGGATAAGTCAAGAAAGTATTGAAGTGCTTGACCCTACAATCCGTACACCTGATAGTGAGATTTGGACGAGTTTTAATCCCGAGGTTCGATTAAGTCCGTGCAATGTCGCATTTGTCGACGAAGTAGATCCCAATGATTCCATAATCGTGGAAATGAATTACCGCGATAATCCGTGGTTTCCTGAAGTATTACGTAAACGTATGGAATGGATGAAGAAGACAGACTATGAAAAATATCTCTGGATATGGGAAGGTCAGTTCAAGAATTATTCGGAAGATGTTATTTTTAAAGACAAGATTGAGATTAAAGAATTTGATAGCCCGGGAGAGAATGTCCAGTATTTTATCGGTATGGATTTCGGTTTCTCTGTTGACCCTACTGCTATTATTCAATGTTTTATTGATGATAATGTTTTATATATCGACCATGAATTTTACGGACATGGTGTTGAGATAGAAGAATTGCCAAGCGCGTTGAGATCAATGCCTGCCGTGAACCGTGGATTTGAAATATTAGCGGACTCATCACGTCCTGATACTATAAGTTTTTTAGGTAACAAAGGTTTTAATATTGAAGGCGCCGAGAAGCACGCGGGGTCGGTCGAAGAAGGTATAGATTTCTTAAGGTCATTTACCAAGATTGTCATTCATCCTAAATGTACGGGTACAATTGACGATTATCAATCGTATAGGTATAAGCGGGACCGTGTTACCAATGAAGTATTGCCAATTCCTTTAGACCTGTCAAATCATTCACCAGATGCGACGCGGTACGCATTAAGGAAATGGACGCAAAATATAACCAGTATTTATGATGTAATGCCTAAATAAAAAGGATTGGCACATGATATCTATAATTATTTCAAGCAGGGTGGAGGGGAATAAAAACCATAATTTAATCGCTTTACTAGAATCATTACGGGTCAATACACTTTATCCTAGCCTGATTGAGGTATTGGTTAAATATGATTTTTGCGATCAAGAAGCAAGATTTGTGCATGATTCATTATTACCAGATAATAAATATCCCTTTAAAATAAAACAGATTTATGAGGAGAAATTACGAGGGTATATTGATATCCACTACGGTTATAATTTATTAATTCCTTTATTGTCCCCTTCTTCCAAAATAGTCATAGCGATGGCCGATGATTTTACAGTAAATCATGGCTGGGATTTTGCATTGTGCAATCAAGCTCAAACCGCCGGGGATTATTTCATCATTCACCAAAGGCCGCATCCTCCAATAAGCCGGCCTGATTATAATATCAATCCATTCGATGTATCATTCAATCCATTCCACGCCGAGGATTTGCATATTATAGATGAAGCGCCTGCCTGGTCTACTAAATTAATCAATGATGTTGAAACATTCCCTATATCATTTACCGACGCATGGACTTTATGCATTGAGCGTGTCTTATGGTTTAAATATGATATTAATATAACCCGTTTTACTGACGGTATATTTGTCAACCGTAAAACAGGGAGCATGGATCAAGAAGATCATCCACGGTGGAATACTGACAGGAAAGAAAATTTTGAGTATATGAAGACAGAATTATTTAAAGAGATAATTGAATCACAATGCAAGAACATAGTGGAGAGATTATCATGAGTCGTGACTTCTCTATCATATTACCCACCCGCGACCGCCCCGGCCTTTTATTTAATTTGTTAACTTCCATCCGTAACAACACCGCTAATATAGGCGCCATTGAAGTATTGATTGCGGTGGATGAAGATGATGTGCGTCAAAATGCGGTTATTGATCGCAACCAATTCCCGTTTGCTAAATTCTATAAAGTCAAGCGTTCTTTAAACTTCTCAAAAGATTATTATAATTTCCTATGTTCTAAGTCAACAGGGCGGTGGGTCATTGCCTGTAATGATGACGCTGAATTCATAACAAAGCATTGGGATGTTTATAGCAAACAGATATTGGAGAATAAAATAGGCAACGCCCCTAATATTATTTATGGGTGGATTGAAGACATGTTGGGACCGCATCGTTTGAATCATTTGGGTAATTATTGTTGTTTTCCATTGCAAGGAAGGGACGGTATCAATGCTTTAGGTTATTTCTTTCCACCTACCATACCAACCTGGGGCGCTGATATTTTTTTAGAACAGCTCTACAGGAACGTTGGTAAAATAATTCATCTTCCTATTGTCATAAAGCACATATCTATTCATAATGGTCTACGTCAACCCGATGAAATTTATAAGCGCATTGCCATGAACCAGGTGGCATGTAATATTAATCCGACGCCTGATCAGATTAATACGTTAATAGCTGCCATCAGAGCAGGCCACAAGGAATGTTTAAATGCCTAAAAAGAAAACTGTGTCTGTCGGTGATGATCTTGAAAATGCGCTTGGACCAAACTTAGGGTTAGGTCAAGGCATTGGCCCAGGAAATTATCCTATGAGTGGTGTATTCGACGCAAGTTTTGGCGGACAGAATACTGCCGCATTATCCACCCAATACGAATTCTTCACAAACACATCTTATACCCTTATTTCTTTACAGCGCGTTCTTTTATCATATGCGTATGTTTTATTTGGACCGCTGCGCACGTTGGTTGACCAGCCGGTCTATGATGCTTTTCGTGGTGGAATTAAGATTAAGACGGACGAAGTTGACCCCGAAGAAATTGAAGCATTGCATAAAGAACTTAAACGCCTTTTTATTTTAAAGAAGGTCAAGACTTCTATGCGGTGGGATAGATTATTTGGTGGTGCCGGTATAATTATTAATTGTGAACAAGATTTTACCAAGCCATTCAATATAGATTTAATTAACGAAAAAAGTAAATTGCAGTTTATTACCGCTGACCGTTGGGAATTAATGTGGCAGGGTACGCCCCACAGCCCAGATGCGACTTTTGCTTATTATCCGGGGTTCGGTTACAGCACACCAAGCGGAGTTCCTGATGCAATGCTTGAGGACGAAAGCTATCGTTTTAATATCAGTAAAATAAATCAAAGCCGTGTCTGCAAAATAATGGGTGACGAAGCGCCAAGCCTTGTACGCATGCGTTTGCAGGGTTGGAATATGTCGGTCATTGAATGTGTTATCCGGGAGATGAATAATTATTTCAAAGAGAATAACGTTGTATTTGAATTATTAGACGAGGCCAAAGTAGATGTTTGGAAGATAAA